GGTTTAACACCTATGACGAAAGGCGCAAACTTAACTTCTCAGAAGTGTTTCCAGAATATAAAGAATTTTTTGATTTATGTAAGGATTTAAATGGATAAACGAATTTTTAAGCCGTTTGTGAACGCAGAGATTATCAAAGGCTACGGTGAATCTACAAGGGTTCCTACAGAGAATAAAAACGAGATAGCAAAACTATTAGACAGCGAGTTTGATTTTAAATTAACAGGACTTGCTGACATAGAACATACTGCATTTCCTAAGTTCTTAGAAAACTTAGGGGCACAAGTTCCTGAAAACTTTTGCCTATATCCATTTATTCATTTACAAGTAGATCCAGATGGTCGTGCTAGACCTTGCTGTAAGTATAAAGTAGGCGACAGCGACTGGCAACAAGATGTTCCTAAATTACCAGACGTTAATATAGAAGAACTATGGAATCAACCGGAACTACAGAACCTTCGAGGACAATTTCTACGCAACGAAAAACCTACAGGATGTCACGCTTGCTGGGACGAAGAAAAGGCTGGAATGAATAGTATGCGTAAACTATACGACAACGGTGGTAAGAGTCATCCGGTGTCTACGTTCTTTTCACATATTCCTAGACAATCGCCAAAGAGTCTTGATCTAAAGTTAAGTAATCTTTGTAATTTGAAATGTAGAATTTGTACTCCGTTCCTAAGCAGTCAGTGGATTAAAGAACACAAAGACTTAGAACTATCTGACTCTAATGTTATTAAAATGTACACAGAAAACTCAAGAGAGAAGTTTAGTGCAGACACAAACAATACTAAAATATTAAAAACTTGGGCTAAGAATGTTGATCATTTAGAGTTTTACGGCGGTGAGCCTTTAATGCAACAAGAACACGATACTATTTTGGAAATTATCAATGAGTATGGTAATCCCGATATTACTAAAATCTGGTACAATTCTAATGGTACTATTTGTAATGAAAAGTTTTTTGAAATATGGAAAAATTTTAGAGAAGTTACAATCAGTTTAAGTATCGATGACATTGGTCCTAGGTTTGAATACCAACGTATGAACGCCAAGTGGGACGAAGTACTGGCTAACATAGAGAAGTTTAAATTGTTAAGAGAAAAGCACAAAGTAAATTTAATCTTACAAATATACATTACTGTGGGCATACACAATGTTTATTATCTAGATGAAATACTAGAGCAGATGAAAACTAACTTTAAACTGCCTGTAGTGTTTAATCTTGTACATTATCCACATCACTATAGTCTAGTAAACTTTCCAGACTTTGTCAAGTCACAAATAGAAAACAAACTGCGATCAATTGATACAACAGGTATTGAATTTATTGAGTGGAGTCCTACTATTGATAACATTATCAAATATATGTATGACAGAGAGTATGATCCTGCTGAACTAGAAAAGTTCTTTACCTATACACAAAAGCACGATACATATAGAAAACAATCGTTTAAAGAAACATTTAGCGAACTATATGAAATACTTAAACTATTTGACGATAAAGATATTTTATTATGACACAAGTATTGCCCGATAGTTTTTGTACACTTCCGTGGATTAATTTATCTACTGATGTAAATGGATCACTGCGTCCTTGCTGTAAATTCGCACAACCAGATCCTGGTAATGAATATCAACTACCTAATATGAAAGAAGGCAGTTTAGATGTCTTATGGAATGACGTTAAATTTCAAAATTTAAGACAGGCATTCTTAGATGGTAAGAAGCCTAAAGAATGTCAAAGTTGTTGGAACGAAGAGGCCGCAGGGGTTTCTAGTTTTAGACTACAGTTTGCCAAAGATAAACACATCGATACAAGTCAAATAAAGTTTACTCCTGTAGCATCTAGTGGTCCTAGAGCATTAGATCTAAAGTTAAACAATGTATGTAATTTAAAATGTAGAATATGCGGCCCACAAGCCAGTTCTACATTTTTAAAAGAACACCAAGAACAATTTAATATAAAGATTGAGGATGGTGCCTACTGGATTTCAAACAAGATATTAGGAACTACTAACGAAGAAGTTATCAACGCTTGGTCAAAAGAATTAAAGCACATTGAGATAACAGGTGGCGAGCCCATGGCATCGCCCGAAAACATCAAGATACTTGAATTGATTATTAAAAATGATTGTGCTAAAGATATTACGGTGTTGCTCAATACTAACGGCACGCTATACAACAAAAAGTTTATAGATTTGCTAAAACAATTTAAAAATGTTACACTGTGTATATCTATTGATGACTTGGAACATAGACTAGAGTATGAGAGATATCCAACTGAGTGGAATACTATATTGGAAAACATTGCTAAGTTTAAAGAATTAGCAAGTACAAATAAGAATATATGGTTAACATTGTGTCCTACTGTAAGTATATTCAATGTGTATTATTTGCCAGAATACTTAGCGTGGGCAAAGAGTACAGGCATTTGGATTTATTTTAATATCCTACACTACAATCCGTGTTATAGTATTAAGAATCTACCTCCCATGTTAAAGGAGATAGTGTTAACTAGAATTCCTCATAAAGAGTTTGGTGAGATACGTAATTTCCTAAACTTAGATTGTGAGGATGATAAACTAATTTATGAATTTATTGAAAATACAAAATCCTTCGATTCTATTAGAGGACAATCATTTAATGATACATTTGGAATCTGGGGCGAACTAATTACAGGGTATGCTGATGAATAAGTTATCACAAGAACAAATCTTAAAGTACAATGTCAAACGAGCAGAGTTTGACAAGAATCGTAGTATTAATACTACCAGTCCATGTGTTGCTCCGTTCAATAACATGTATTTTACAACAGAAGGTAGAGTAGCACCTTGCTGGTTGTTAGTAGGTCACTTAGACACATGGACAACCGAACGATCTATAAAAGACATATGGGTTGGTGAAGCGTTTACAAAATATAGAAACAATCTAACAAACGGTATATTTGAAAAAGACTGCCGTGTATGCAAACAAAAGATTGAAGCAGACACCTGGCCGTTAGCGTTAGCATACGACGGCTTTAGTGTTAAAGAATATCCTACGTTATTAGAGTTAGAACTTAGTAACCAATGTAACCTTGAGTGCGTTATGTGCGAAGGCCGTCTAAGTTCTGGCATAAGAAAGAACAGAGATAACCTTCCGCCAATGCCAATGATCTACGATGATTCGTTTGTTGAACAATTAAAAGAATTTATTCCACACTTGGAAGAATTGCGATTTAACGGTGGTGAGCCATTTGCACAAAAGATAGTTTATGATATCTGTATGGTTGTTGCTGAACTGAATCCGTCTTTGCGTATTAATATTGCTACTAATGGAACAGTATATAATAAACAAGTTCAACGCATTATGGATAGATGTAATCTTCATTTAAACATCAGTATTGATAGTTTAGAAAAAGAAAACTACGAAGCTATTAGGATTAACGGAGACTTTGATATACTAATGACAAACTTTCAGCGATTTAGAGATTATTGTAATTCAAACAATAGAGGACTAAGTGTGATGGTTAACCCTATGCGTAATAATTGGTGGGAAATGCCTAACTTTGTAGAATTTGCTACAAATAATAAAGTACACCTTTGGTATAATACAATACACCATCCTGATCATTTAAGCATATGGAGTTTACCTAGCAGTGACCTCAGTGTAATTGTACAAACACTTGAGTCAGAGGTTGAACGCTTAAAACCTGATCCATTAACAGATAATTTTACAGCACTTGGCAATTGGGAAAAACTAGACCATTTTGTAAATAAACAAATTAGCAATTGGTACAACAAACAAATAGAAAGAGAACAAGAAACAAGTAAAAAAGTTATAGAGATAAAAATGGCATGAAGAAGAAAATAATTTTTAATGGTTGTAGTTTTATGGCAGGGGACGAAATTGCCTGGGAACAGTATCGTAAAGAAGTGGGTAATAGATTAACTTGGGATCAGTTTTGTTCAGTTAAACATGCAAAAACTGATGCTGACGTAGTATATTGGACTAACTATCAAAACATTTATAAAAGAAATTATAATTTACCTCAATTAGTAATAAATTGTTTAGGACTAAGTGTTGACAATAAAATTGATATTTCTACTGATGGAAAAAGTAATGATATGATTTCAATATCTACTATAAATTACATATTAAATATACCTCAGGAGGAACGAAAAAATTACCACGTGGTAATAGGCTGGACCAGTGTCTACCGAGTCATGAAATATGCAAGCAAATATAAAAATTTTATGAATTTAAATGTTGGTCACTTGGATAAGATAGTAACTGGTTCTGAAGATTTTATAGAATATATAACCGCAGTAATTATAAATGCAGATAAAGAAGATATTGCAATGAATTACTTTAAAAATGTAATAATGTTAGAGAATTTTTTATTAGCAAATAACATAACATACACCTTTTATAGAGCTATAGGCGCCTCTAGTGACTGTACAATGAGAGAACATAGGTTTGATCCTGGTCATATAATCGGAGCATTGCCGTTAGATAAAATTTCAAATGGTAATAATTGGATTAAATTTTACAACACTGATACAAATCCAGTGATCGGTGAGTCTTGGACATCATTACATTTACATGACCAACCTAATAATTGGATTCGAGATGACAATAGTCATCCAAATGCAGCCATAGTTCTCACATTGGCCGGTATGATAAAAGATAAAATATTAGAACAACAAGTACTAAATTAAGATTTTTGGATCAGCACTAACTTATCTACTTTTCTAACCAATTTCCAGCCTTGTTGGATAAGATTGTTAATTTCTTGATATACAGTAGGGCATACTGTTTCGTCATACAGATGAGCCATAATATATCCATTAGATTTAATGTAAGTAGTCCAATAATCTAAGGTCATTTTTAGTCTAGGGTTTTGGTGAATATCAATAATACACAAATCAACTTGCTGGTTCCACTGGTCGGTATTTTCAATTAATTGAATATTTGAATAATTTTCAGTAATAGTTTTCCATGCTGCTTTTCCAGTCATATCATTTTTAAAATTGTTTTCTAATGTTGTTAGAAACTCTAATGCTTTAAGTTCAGATATATCATTTTCTGTTGCCGCATCAACTAGTTGCTGTTTAATCCAAGACTGTGTACTGTCAAACTGATTCTTTAAAACTCCGTTATGAAATTCTTCAAAGCTGTTAATTTGGATATTGCTGTTTGCTCTAGCCATAATTGCCGCACGTCCTCCTAATGTAGAATTTGTTTCTACAACTATACTGTCGGTTGGTAGACGGTTAGTAAAATTTAGCAACATTTTACGTTCGGAAAGAGACAGAGAGGAAAAACAACTTTCCATAGGCAAAGTATTCTGTTGTACTATTGAAGAAGTAACTTTTGAACTATCAGAAGACATATAAAATATCTTACGTTGCTGTGTCTTTTTAGACTCTGCCCACTTGCCAGTTTGTTTATATTCATAATTAAACCCCTCTGTGGTTACTATAGCCCTGTGCAGGTTCGTAAAGAAAAACTTAAAATCTGTTTGATAATTTCCACCTTCGTCAATTTTAAACCAAATATCTGCGCTATATGAATGGCTATCTGGTGAGATTGCAAAGATAAAATCTTTATGATCTAGATCTTTATTAAACTGTATTGAAATCTCATACCCACCACGAACTCTCCACAGCATTCTTAACAATCCAAAAACTTCATTCATTACGCTGTCGGCAAAGACACCTTGACCGGAGTTAATGATATTAAAATCAAAGTTTTCGTATTCGACACTATCGTTAATGTATTCTGAATCAAATTTAACAGAAAAGTGATCTGTAATCTCGCCCACTTTATGTACATTTGATAATATGCCGCCACTTTCTTTACATAGATGTAGCCACATGTGCATTAATTTGATTCTAATGTGTCTATGTACTCGTGTATTGGTGAAATCTAATGTATACCAACCGCCTAACCATGACTTGTCTCTAGGATTAATATTAAACTTTTCTCGATCGTCGTATGCAGAACCGTAATTATCTCCAAGGCCTGGCCCTGGGCTAACTGCATAGATCCTGGCTCTATGATTCCACAGCATATTAAAACTGTGCGCAAATGCTTCTATATCCTCTCCAGGAGCACCGATAACCCAACACGCAGATACTTTCATACCTACCGTATGTGAATCTATAATATTTTGATTAATTTCTGCTACTGTATTCTTTTTATTAATGGCCAATAGGACTTTATCACTTCCAGTTTCAATACCGTAGTTAAATCCCTGACATCCGGCACGTGCCATGAGTTGATAAAATTCTAAATCCATTCGGCCATCACAGCGAGCATATCCCCACCATGTAAACCCAAGATTCCTATCTACTAACTCTTCGCAAAATCTTTTAAATTCTTTTAAGTTTCCATTCATTAAACTATCAACAAATGAAACAAATCCTATTTCGTACTTTAAGACCTGATGTGCTAGTTCATCTACTACGTTACTTGCACCCCTGTCTCTAAATTTCCAATAGTATACTTCTGTACAGTAACTACATTTAGCAATACATCCTCTACTGATCTCAGCACAAATGCTGTTCTTACCCCAATACTTTTCCAAATCAAAATCGCTGTAATCGGGATAAGGAAGACTATCAATATCAATACGTGTGTCGCTGTATAGGCTACCGATTTTAGGTTCTACTGGTTTGATACCACTTTCCCAGTTGTTTAAAAAATCTAGTATTGTTTGTTCGCTTTCTCCAATAAAATAATAGTCCACACCTTTCGATGTTCTAAAATTACGTTCGTGACATTCCGGTCCACCAAAAATAATAGTAATATCGGGTCTACGTTTTTTAATCTCAGTGACCATCCATCTTGTGGGAAGAATGTTTGTATAGTAAGTACTAAACCCTATAATATCTGGGTCATCTTTTAGTAATAGTTCTAGGTACTCTTTTAGAATAGGCTCATAGGTAGGATGAATACGAGTATGGTAATCTCCTTCTTGCCACCACCAATAGTTAGCACCGTTCCATGCATCTGCCAGATCAGGATTAGCATCTTTCAGTGCGTAATGAGATTCAACATTAAAATCAAATACTCTTAAAGGATAGCCTGACTCTCTTATTAAACTTGCTAGTCTAGCAAGATTATAAGGAGGCATATAGATAGCCCAACTTCCCAGCACACACAATGTAAATTTTGTTTTGCGAGTAGAATTAGAAAAGTCTACAGACTTTACATTTAATCTTGGTCTTCGTATATTGGATGCTTCTACGTTCTTAGGAATTAAGTTTTGTGCAATCCACGTGTCTTTGTCTAACATTTTTTAACTCGCTTTATAATCTTTTAATATCTTAATATCATAACCAGTTGATGGAGTAATAGGGTAATGCCAGTTAACAAATGCAGAGTCATATCTTGTACCACTGTCTCCAATATTAACATTCATTTCATCAGGAAAAAACTTTCCTAGGTTATCGTCATAAATTCCGGAATTTATTCTAGGTAAATTATTAGAAACTTTTTTTAAAATAATTCCTATCTGTCCCATATAATTAGCAATATGTATGTTTCTACAATCGAATCCAGCACATATCAATTGATATACTAACAACGAATGTGTATACTTATTATGATGTCCAAAACAACACCAAAGAATATCATCAGTCATATCATTATAGGGTACGGTAAGTGCTAGTATTCCGCCTTCATTTAAATCATCATAGATTTTATCTAAAAAGTTTCCAGGATTTCTAATGTGCTCCAATACATGAGAACACCATATAGCATCAAATTTTTGATTAAAGATAACATCCATGTAATCATCTGTATGATCAGGGGTATACCCTGGATGAGATTGTAATCTAGCGTACACTCCTGCAGGTTCTAAACTAGTTACTTTTTTATCTAAAAATTTAAAAATCCAGCTGGCCATGCCATCACCTGAGCCTATATCTAATACAGTATTAAATTCTGTTTTTAGTAAGGCTAACAATGTCAAATGAGCAAACCAAAGAGGTTGCTTTAACACCTGAGAATTATGTGCTATTGTAAATTCAAACGCATTATTAGTCCACGGC